GATCTCGCAGCGCGAAGCGAAGCCGCTGGTTTTGCTCATACAGGGGCATTTCTCAAATTTCCTTGGAAGTAGTTTTGCGGGAGGGCAATTGCGGGTCCATCAGCCTGAGCCGATCAATCTCTTTTCGAAGCCACCAAATTGGAACGCACCCGTCCGGGTCTTCGAACGGCTTACCGTCTTCGTTTAGCTGCCAGCAACGCTTTCGCATTTCCTGGATCGCAGATTCGAGATAGTCTGCCACTATCGTCGCGTATGGCGCGGCTGCGGCTTTATTCTGCGCTAGGGGCATTTCTCGATTAGCCTATCGCACCGTCACGAACGGCTCGCCGACCGTCAAGGTCGCGCCCGGCACCTTTTCCTGGGCCTGTAGCGCGCGCTTGACAGCAGCGTCATCGATCTTCACCACGATCTCTTCTTGTTTGAACGCGTACGGCACCTGCTCGGCATCGGTGATCAGTAACGAGCACGCGCCTGGCATTAACGTGAAGACCACGGTTCCGGCGTCCAGGCGCTTGATGCGGTGGCCGTTCATGGCGCGCGCCAAATACTTACGCAGCCGGTCCCGGCCGCTCTCGATCGCTTTCTTCCGGGCCTGCAGGCGCTCAATCTCTGCCTTGCATTCCTCGGTCTGCGCTTTACAGAACGAAAAGAACGCCTGGTAGCGGCGCAACTTCTGCGTGACCGCCTGCACGACGTTTTGTTTCACGTCTTCATCCAGCGCCGCGGCTTCTTCGGAATCTTCCGGCTCCTCGCACTGCGCCAGCAGCGAGAGCATCTCGTGCAGCGTGGTTGCGAGCTCGCCCGGTTCATCCGCTGGCGGCGCGGGCGCCGGGGCGATGGCCAGCTGTTCGGTGATCGCCATCACCCTTCCTCCCCCGGCTGGCGCAGCCACAGATGCATGTTGTCATCCCGCCAGCGGCGCGCAACCACGACCGCCGTGCGCAGACTCAGCGGCGTGCGGTTGCCCTGGGCATCCCGTTCAAACCGTTGTTGAATCCGCTCGATCACGTCGCGGCAACCGGCGCGATCGTACTCGACTTGCAAGAGGCGCCAGGCGTCCGTGATCTTGGGGATCGTCTCGAGGCCTTCGCGCAGGCCGTTGCGCAGTTCTCCCTCGGCCGGCACGCGGAACTCACCCGCCTCTTCCGGCGGCTGCGGCGGCTCGGCGATCGGCGTGACGTCGATCACATCCGGCACCGCGACCGGAGCGGGCGGCGCCTCAGAGTGAGACCTGCTGCGGATCGGCAGCGGCTGTTTGACACGCTTGCTTTCGTTCTCTGCCTGCCCCATCTCATCCGCCGTGTAGAGCCCCGACAATTCCTCGGGGAAGGCTGCCCGGAGCGCGAGTGCCTCGGCACATTTCGCCAATTGATTGGAGGGCATTTTCGTCCACATGCTGTTCGCACCGCCGTCCTTGGTGGTCTGGACATACTCGCGGTAGAGCGCGATGCGTGTGACCGGCTTGGCAAAGCCCTGCTTGTACACGCTCATCTTCGCGGCAACCGGCGGCTGCTGCGCCAGCCAGACGTCTTTCCACTCGCCATCCAAGCCACACCAGACGGGCGCATCCTGGCCAGCGTAGCGACCGCTGCGTTCGGCCAAAGCCCGGAAGCCGTCGATCCCGACCTGAAACGACATCACCTCGCGGCGCAACCCGCTGTCCCAGCGCTTCACCGCGTGGATCTGCTTGCCGAACGGGTCCAGCCGCTTCGACTTGCACACCTCCAGAAACAGGCGCAGTTCGTCGTCACTGGCACCCTTCGCCACGGTGTCCTTCAAGAGTTGCACCTGGTCGCGGGTAAAACTCACGCGCTGCTCAGGCATCGTCAATGCTGTACTCATTTTCCTTCTCTTCTTTCCTGTAATTCAATGGCCGCCAGCTCCACCTTGTTCGCCGCCTGCACGATCGATACACGGGCTTTGGCGGCGTAGCCGTCGCGCTTCAGCTCTTCGCGGATCTTCAGCAGGTCCACGTGGATCGTGGACAGCCGCAGCAGCGCAGCCGTGTAGCGATCCGGGTCTTTCGGGCCGCTGAAGACCTGCCAGGCAGCGTTAGCGGCAGGCATAGTGCGTCTCTTCCAACCGTGCGAGGCGCTCGGCGATCTCTTTGCGGCGGGCCTCGTTGATGCTCCTTACTTCCTCTTCGTCGGTGCGCTTGTGGCAGTGGTTGCAGACCAGCCATTCGTCCTCCCACGAGCCGCACTGCCGGTCCTGCGTGATGGCGTAGTGCCGCTCGAAGCAGACCTCCCAGCCGCAGTTCGGGCAGACCGTTATTTCTTCCAGTGCACATTCGCGGCAGCACTTGTCGCCGTCCACGATCAGGACGGCTTTGCGCTCGTCGCACACTTGGCACTCGTCATGCACCAGGCACAGCGTGGAAGGATTCGAGCGCACATAATGCGCCGGATCGCCGACGCAATCAAAATCACATTCGCACTGCATTACGCCACCTCCTTGCGAAGCCATTCGCTCGCGGGCATCTTTATTCCGAGCGCGATGATCTCCTGATTCGCCTGTTCGGCTTCGGCCAGCCAGCCCTCGTACATGGCCGTCGACCAGTTTTTAGCCGTCAACTCCTCGATGCGGGTCGCGAGCAGCGTTTTCGCCGTGGCGATCGCCGCTACAAACAGGTCATATTGCTTTTTGCTGATAGCGCTGGGCGCTGGCATAATTTCTTCCTCTTCTTCTCCCTGGCAGGCCAGGCACAACCCGTCCACCGCATGGAGTTCGCAGACTTGGTCGCCGCATTCTGGGCAGTCTTCAATGCGGCCTTCGCAGCAGTCCAGACCGGCTTCACAGGGGGATCGGTGTTGCATGACTCTAGTGTAAAGCAAATGGTTGACACATGTCAACGCCACGGTTAGAATTAATTTAGCTAGAGATTGACGGATGCAATACACTACAAATGATGAGCGGGAAGAATACGAAGAAACCTCCCGAGGACCGGCGGGTTACGGTTTCGATGCGGAATATGTCGCAATGGCGCTGGAAGGCGATTCAGAAATTGGCCGACGAACGGGGCTTGAAACTGAGGGCCGTGCTCGACCAGATGATCGACGACTGGATGGAGAAGAACGGCGGGGCGAAATAGGCACGAGCTCGCCGGAATGCGCGATTTACGTGCTGCTGAATGCCGAAGGGAGCATTTTTTATGTCGGCCAGTCGGTGCAACCAGTTAAAAGATTGGCCGAACACCAGTCTCGCTTTGGAAACGAGATTAAGATGCGGTTGATCCAGAATACATTTGTTGCGGAGACGCCTGATCAGGCTGAGGCCCGATGGATACGCCATTATCGCGATTCCGGTTGCCGATTGCGTAATGCCACATTCATGAAGAATCGGGCTGGCCGTGCCGCTGTATCTATGGACGCTGGCGTGATGGACTCACTGAACGACGAGCGGGCCCGCATATGGAAACTAGAGGGTAAAAAGTTAACCTTCTGCGAAATCATTCGCCGCTGGGCCGCGGGCGTCGAGGCGCACGGCGCGGTGAAGGCGAAGAAGGCAGCCAAGAAGAAGTAGCGATCAGGCAGAACGGTAAAAGCCGGATACCGCGAAGGTATAGCTGCCAACCGGCCACGGTGCGTTATTGTCGCGCTGTATCACGACCTTGCCCGGATTCTGAATGCGCGCGCCGCATAGCGCCAGCTGGCTCATCCCGGCGGGCGCAATCTCGGCAAGGGCCGGGGGGATAGCGGCGAATACATTGTTGGTGACGTCCGGAGCCGGCAACGTGAAATACAAAAATGCGGCCGTGGCCGAAGTCGAGGCCTGGAAGCGCAACTGAAAGTACACCACGGGACCGAGCTGACAGTAAACGGAAAGATACAGGTTGGTGAGCGTGAACGTGCCGACGTCGGCCGAGATGGTAGGGGTCCACGTCGTCCAGGTTCCGACGGGCGTAAACGTGCCTGCCGGAATGTAAGCCGACATATTGGCGGCGCCGTCATTCTGAAATTTGATGCCGGTTGCGCCGGACGGCGGGGCTGGCGTGGAATTGTTGAGATTGACTACGGGCATAGAGAAGGCCTTCTAAAACGGGAAGTTGGGTTTGTTACTTTTTGCGGGGAGCGGCGAACGGCTTACCCTTCTCTCGCACACGCCAGGGTATGCCGACTTCCGCTTCGCCGTAACGGTGCGCCTCGGAATGCGTCTCCCACGGACCCTCGCCGACATCGCGCCACTTGCCGCCGGGTTTCATCTGGCCCTCGATGATAAAGGTGCCGCGCGGCTCGGGTTCGCTCGGTGGCTCATCGGGAAAGATGCCTTGCGTATACTGCCTCAACCGCTCTGGCGAGACGCCGGACTGCTTGAGTTCATCGAGCGCTGCAGTGAACTGTTGAAAGCGCGGAAGGATCTCCTTCCGCATGATGGCATCGGCCGCGTCATCGGAAAACGCCTTATTGTAGGACTGATACCAGCGGAGTATTTCACTACGCAGGCTTTGAAGAAGTTCCGCTTTTGCCCCGGAACCAGGCCCAATGGAGCCAGTCTCGTCTTTCACCGCACTCATGATATTCTTGCCCGCCTTGCGCAGGCGCTCTACGGTGACGCGGGCAGGTTCGCTTACGGCTTGGGCGGGCGCTTCTGGTTTGTTCCCTGCTGAACTTGCTTGGCGACGGGTTGCCTGACCGGCGCTTTGGCTTTGGAGCCGGGCTTCAACAGCGGGCCGAAGCTCATGCTGTAGCCACTGTGCTTCTTGTACTCTTCCTCGGTTCGTAAGGGATGTAAGGTAACTTTGCCCATCGGGTGACGCCTGCCAGTCATGGCCTGACTCTATTAAATCAATTTTGCCGGGGTGGACGTCAAGTGCGTACGGTTTGTCCGCGGCAACAGAACCAAGCGTATCCGCGAAGGTCTGGATATTGTCTGCGTTCCAAGTGCCCCTGGACTTCAGAAAGCGCAGTCCCGCATTGCCATTCCCGTCAGTAAATGGCTGCACCTGGTCTGCCATCGGCTTGAGGTTTTCCGGCAACGCCGCACGCAGCTTACTGACTAAGTCGTTCGCTTCGGCCTCGTTGGAAAGCGCGCTCTCGCCTGGCTGATGCATCACGTCAAGCGCAAACGCCTTGCCGCTTTTTAGCGGTCGCGTAGCCGTCACGGAACTCTGCTGCGCTCCATGACCGACCATGTCGGCAAAATCCTGAATCGATTCCGGCGAGCCGAATACCGTGTGATGTACGGCACCGGAAGCGTTCTCCTGCCTGAGCAGTTTCACGCCTGACTTTTGCGCAGCCTGATCCACGATGTACCGCATGTGCTCTGGCGGAATAGTGGTGTGCCCCGCATTCTGAAGCGGTGATCCCTCTGCCGGTTCCGCACTAAGCGAAACGCGGCGCGCATTCTTGGTGATGATGTCGGCCGGGAACTCGGGCATTTTGCCCATCGCCTTCTGCATGGCCACCCAGCCCACTGCCTGTGCTTCCGCTGGCGTCCAGTTGCCACCATCGATCGTGCGCTTATTCAGGTAGTCTGTGAGCTTGTTGTAAAATTCGCTGCCATGCTCATACTGCGTTTCGCCAATCGACTTACCATCCACTTTTAAATCCTGGACGGCTTTCTCACCAAAACGGTCCTTCAGGTAGTTATAGAGTGGCGTGTCCACCTTGCCGACATCACGGTTTGCCCAGATATCAATCACCGCCGGACGGCCGCCGCGTGGATCGTCTCCCATCCAGGTGCGCGTAAACTTCCCGAGAGCGCTATCTACGAAGTCCGAGAGCTTCGGGCCAAACCCGCTCTTGACCAGATCACCCTGAATTGCTTGGTGGATCTTCTCTTCGGCCAGTCCGGCACTCTTGATGCGTGCCTTGCCAGCCTCGAGATCGATCGCGCGTAACACATTCAGCATGGCTCCGGAAGGCGAGGTGTTTTGATTGGCAAGCAGCCACGCAAGGGCCATGCGCGGAGCCTTCTCTTCGCCGAAGTGTTGCCGGAAGAAGTTCTCGAGTGAGGAATACCACTCGCGTGCTTGCCGCAGTTCGTCCGGCGAGAGATTCTCCTGTGCGCGTTTCCACCAGTCGCCATTGGTGATTTTCCCGACCGCGATCGAACCGTTCGCGTCCTTGAATACGCGCCGCTCATTCTGCGGGCCACCGACGCCTGCTTCGCGCTCCATCTTGCGGCGCAGAAAATCAATGACGGCCGAGCCTTTCCCTCTCGTTGCGGTGCCAGCTTCCGGGTAGTCCTGCATTCCAGCCCGCAGCGGACTTACACGCTCGCCCTCGGGCGGCGGTAGTAACCACGTGTAATCCCGTAACCGCTCGACCGTGGTTCGGGCCTTTTCGCGCAGCGCCTGGCGCAACTCTTTCGAAGCACCCGAGCCGGGTCCGACGGAACCTGTCTCTTCCTTGAGCGCCTCCCCGACCTGCTGCAAGAGCGAGGGAGGTTCTGGCCGCATGCCTTCGACCGTCTCTGCGGCCGTCGGTTCTCCTGCGGCACCGCGCAGACGTTCTACGGTTTCCGGCGCCGTGGCGGGACGTGGGCCGCCGTCTGCGACCAGCTTGCGCAGGTGCGCCTTGGCAAACTCCAGGGTGTTTTCGCCCAGGATGGTGCCGGTGTCCGTATTGACTTGGTACTTTGGGCCCTTGGGCGCGGGATTGTTCATCTCCTTCGCATGCTGTATGGCGCCCGGCTCGAGCTCGCCCGTCTCGGGGTTCGTTCTGCCGTTCATGAAGTCCACTTTTTCGGCTTCCGTCATGCGATCGAAAACGCCCGGATCCGTGATGCCGTTCTTGTATGCCCACAAGGCTGCGGCGTACCCCTTCTGGTTTTCGTACTTCAGCACACGTCCGGAAGCAGCCTTGCCGGATCCTCCTTTGCTATACACGCCGAGTCCCAAGTCCTCCGGCGTCGGTATGTGTGTCGGGCTTCCGACCGGATAATAGTGCTGTAGGCCCGCGGCAGTAGTTCCAGTACTAGGAACCGACGGCTGCGCAACGCTAGCCTGGGAAGGTGACACGGGCGCAGGCGCGGACGGTGCTATTTCTGCGGGCAAAGCAGGCGTTTGAAGATTTGGTGGTGACGCTGCGCCCACTGGTGACGGAGCGGTCCCTGGAGGCGTGGCTGGAGGCGCTGAGGGCGCTGCCGCCGCTGGTGTTCCTGGAGCAGCCAGCGAAGCGGCCGCCGAAGGCTGAGACGCCCGCACACGCGCAGCAAGTGATTCCAGCGATGCACGCTCTTGAGGCGTGGTTTTCTTCAGAGGCTTCTTCAACTGACTCAGAGACAACTGCTCCAGCAGAGGATCTTCCGCCGCGGGTGATGTAGCCGCCGCTTTGGCCTTGCGGTCTGCGACCAGCCGGGCGTTCACTTCCTGGCGTGCGGTGCGCGCAGCTTGCTGGGCCGCCACGTCCGGAGCGATGGGTTCCGCTTGGGCCGCATAGGTTCCCGCCGACGGCATTGGCCAGGCAGTACCGGGGGCATTTGCGTCGGACGGTGGCGTGGGTGGCACACGTCCGCCAGCGGCTTCGGTAGCGGCTTGCGCTTCGGCTTGTGCGCGCGCCGTTCGCTGACGCGCCAGTTCCTCGAGGATCGCCGCACGCGCCCCACGATAGCCGCCATAGAGTACATTGCCTGCTTCAATCGCCTCTGCCAGGTGCGGCATTCCCAGTTGATGCATCGCCACCGCGCCCGCATGCAGGCCCAGAGCGGGTCCTGCCCCTTGCGCCGCCTCTGCCAGAGGACCGGCTTGTCGCTGGCGCAGGGCGTTCAGGACGGCCGCTGGTGTGCGTGGACCGGCGAAGGCTTCGATTCCTCCCGTAAATCCACCTTTGGCGCCTGCCGCCGTAACGCCGCCAGCGTTGCGGATCGCCTGTTTGGCACCTTGCGGCAAGCGCTCGAACGCACCGAAGCCGCCCTCGATCGCACCTTCGGCAACGAGTGCATGTGTGATGAAATCGGCCGTCGCGCCGGAATAATCGCCGCCTGCGAATTTATCGCCAACCGCATTGATCGTGTCGATCGGGTGCGCAATGATACCAGGCACTAAACCCTTGACGGAATCCCAGGCGCCTGAATAATCACCTTGTCCCAGCTTGGTGTCGATGTCACCCACCGCATCGAGTGTGTTCTGGATGTTCAGGTTATGTGCGAGTTTGGTGAACGTGTGCGGAACATACGTGGCTAACGTATCGATGGGCTCTTTGTACTTCGCCGTGAAGTCTTTAATGATGGCGTTAATGTGATCCGGCGGTGCGCCTTGCTGGCGCAATTGCCCTACAATGCCGGTCAACTTCTGCCGGTTCGCGGGATTCAGGAACGCCTCTCCCGGCAGCGGAGTGGGAACCGCATACTTCTGCTTGAAATCTTTGGTGATGGCCAGAATGTGGGCCGGGTTCGCATTCTTCGCGATGAGCTGATCGGTGATATCGGCCAGTTTCTGCTGGTACTCCGGAGGCAGTACCGGCTCACCGGGAATCTCGGTCGCCGATTGCGGTGGGACCGGCGTATTCGGGCTGATGGTCCCGTAGATGGTGGAAGCTGGGCTGCCCATTAATAGCTAATGTTGTAGTTCTTTTTTATGTCTTCGATGCTCGTGCCGCCGCCGCTGGCACCATAAGCGCCTATATCCGGTATCGCGGCGCCGTATTGCTGGTTTATGCCGTTCTTGGTCCGGTTATATTTGTCCCGCACCGTGTTCTGAATGGCTTTAGAGAGTTCATCCATCGCATTCAGCACGTCGGGAGGAATCGGCTGTCCGGTCAACTTCCCTTGCACCCAGCCCTGCACTTTATCCCAAGCACTACCGGCGCCCTGTATCGCTTCAAATTCCTGACGGTTCACACGGTTGACGAACATCCGCAGTTCCGCCATCGTCGCCGGAGCAGAGGCGGCCTTGTTGCCCGATCGAGCCAAGCCGAGAATCTTTTGCAGTTCCTCTGCCGCAGCGCTCTTGTCGTTGTATTCCTTCCGCGCCGCGGCCTCCTGGTTCATTGCATCCGTGCGTGCCGTCTTATCGGTGATTCCACGGAAGGCCTCCGGAGCTTGTCCCGCAACGGCCTGTTCCTGGGCAACCGTTCGCTGTACTGAGAGAGGCGTGATGCCCGCAAACGCGGTCATCATGTCCTGTACCTTGGCTTGCCGCACCGCCGGGTTCAGAGCCTTCTGAATATCGAACGCGCGATCGGACGCCGACTTCAGAACCTTGTCGATCGCATCGGGACCACCGAGGGCGACTGCCTTTTGCAGTTCTGACTTGGCGGTGGCATTGGCGCCCGCATCGAGTGACGGCGGCAGGATGCTGTCGATGATCGGGTCGCCTGCAGTCGGATTCGTCGCGAACAGGTCCTTTACTCGTTGGTAGACCGCCGCTTTATCCACCGCCATTGCGGACGCGGCTTGCTCGCCTGGCAGTTTTGCCTGCGAACTCGCTACGGTGGCCCGCTCCTGCGGCGTCTGTCCCGCATTCGCCCAAGCTTCTAACTGCGGGTCCATATCCGGGGTGTAGTGGGGCGGTGCCGCCTTGTCTAATTCGGGAAACATCTGCACAGCGGTATCCCGCCCATGCTCGTAGGCAATGGCGCGTGCCGCCGGGTCCTTTACAGCCAGCACGCCAGCAGCGATATTACTGAGCCGCGCGGCTCGATCCGCATTGTGCTTGTCGATGAGCCCCTGATTCTCATTGATCGTTTTCTGCAGGGCTAGCCGACTCTGCTCATACCTGGGTGCCAGTAGATTACCTTGGCCGTACATCGTCTGAATTGCCTTGTCCCAATCGCCGCCGGAACTGCGAAACGCTTGGATGGCATCCTGCTGCTGCTGCATTTGCATCTGCTCGGACTGCAATTGCAGTTGCCCGATCTGCCCCTGCACCTGCTGGCTCCGGAGCGCCTGCACCTTGGCAATAGCAGAGAGCGGATCTTCGATCTGTGGCGGCTGATAGGAGAGCGAGATATTCGGGTCAAGTGGCATAGCGTTACCTGATATAGTCCGGCAGACCGTACATGCCGCCGAAGTTGCCGTAGGAACTGCCGACGGTGGGCGCGGTCGGCATTGGAGTGAGCGACGGAGCGTTCACCTGCGTGCCAAAGAACGGACCGGCGTACGGGCCGCGATTCGGCGCCGCCTGCTGTTGCGGCTGTCCGTAAATCGAATTCAGCGCATACAGGTTCATGGCGGTATTGCCGAGACCGCCCAAGCCTCCGGCCCAGGCGTTCGCCGCGCCCATCTGTCCGGCGGCCTGCGCTGCCCCGGAGCTCGTCAGCAGGTTGCCGACATTCGTGGCATAGTTCTGGCCCGCCTGATTCGCTTGCGAGGTGGCGTTCTGGCCGACGCCAGCGAGTCCCGCCAGACGGTTGTAGGCATCGCTCAGTGTGCCCCGTGTCACGTCGTAATTGGTGCCATAGACACCCGATTGTCCGGAGAGCGCGTTCTGCGCTGCTCCGAGGTTCTGGCCGTAGACGCCCGATTGCCCGCCCAACGCCTGCTGCGCTGCGGCTTGGTTCGTGCCATAGGCCTGCAGCGCATTGTTATAAGCCTGCTGGTAGTTTGTCGATGCGAGTCCCTGCCCGTATTGCTCGGCGGCTTTGGCGGCTCCTCCGCCCGTGATGCCGGTCGCCGCCTGCGAACGCTGCAGCGCCTGCAGCCCCTGATCGTAGGCGAACTGATAGCCGGGCATGGCCGCGGCCTGTTCCGCCGTGGGGGCCTGGAACGCACTCGGATTGAGCGCCTGCTGCGCCATGCCGGTCGGCTGAAAGGTGGACGGATTCAGTGCCGTCTGGGCCGCGCCGTAGGGCTGGAACTGCGGATAGGTAGACTGCGCGAACTGCCCGCCGGGCTGCAGGCCTGCGCTCAATTGCGAGAGCGCACCCGTGCCCGCTTTGAGCCACGGCTGCAGATTCTGCTGCTGCTGCTGGAATTGTTGGTTCTGCAGATCCGCAGCATACTTGGCCGATTGCGCCTGCGTGTCGGCCGCTGACTGCGCGCCGTGCGCACCGAGCGCTGCACCGCCGATGGAACCCGCCGCGCCGACTCCCAGCGCAATGGCCGTGCCAGTCGCCATACTCATGTCTTATCTCCTTCCGGGGCCAGGTCGTAAAAACAGGCCCAGATCAAACGCCCGTCCTGGGGCCCGGTACCGAAGCCCTCAAACGGATACCGTGAATGAAAAAAGCAGGTGGGATAGGTCAGGAAGCGGTTCCATTGCATCGGCAGGAATCCGGTCTGTTGCCAGGCGTCCGCATCCTTCCATTCGCGGTTCATCAGCCGGTAGAAGGCGTCGGCATCCATGCCGCGCGCCGCCAGCTCTTCGCGCGACAGCAGATAACTCACGCCCAGCGCCCGATGCTTCCAGAAGGCTGTCCCGCCCGCGCACTGCTCCGCCGTGTTCAGATACAGCACGCTTGCGAACTGCGCGCAGATATCGTCGGAATGCACCCAGGAATGCGGCAGCTCGCCCTGGAGGTTGAGCCGGAAGCAGGAGAGCCGCGGGACTATGGGCTTGCCGAGCACTTCGCCGATGCGCTCGTACCAGTGCTCGACCGGATAGTCCGAGATGCCGGTGTAATCCGCTCCATCCGGACCCTGCTTCGTATCGAAGGAACCAGCAATCACCGCCTCGCGCACCGCCAGCGCATCCGCTGCGAAGTTTTCCACCACGACGGCGGGAATATTCACAGGGACCTCTGATACGATGCTTCGACAAATTCGTAGCCGAGCCGCTGATAGAACGTGGCGACCCGTTCCGTTGGGGCAATCATCTGCATCTTCTGTGCGCCCGCCGCTCGAGCCAGCCGTTCCGCTTCCCGCAGTAATTTCACGCCTTCGCCGCGATGCTCCGGCTCGACCCACCAGAAGACCTCGCCGCCGGTTGTCTCGCCCGAAATAAAGTGCGGGTAGACGATGAAGCCGAGCATGCCGACGAGCGTGCCGCTGCGCTCACTCACCAGCAGGCCCCCTTGCGACACAAGTTGACCGGCGAGTTCGGCCATCTTCTCCGGGTTCTCGGCCAGGATCTTTGCGTAACCGGTTACGCTTCGAAAGCGCCGCCCCATTTCGACCAGCCGCGGAACATCCGCCGCTATGGCTGCGCGGATCATGGCAGCACTCGCTTGTAGTCGGAGGGGCGTTCGAAGGTCAGGGCTCGGGACGCGCCGATCATACACTCAACTTATGCGAACACAGAACCACTACGGTGAAGCAGAGCCGGTGGACCGTCCATCCAATAGCGCAGCCATGAAAAAAAGCCTTCTTGTCACAGTGGATTTACAGGTGGCAGAGACGACCGATCACGTGGCCTCCATCTTGCATTTGGTGGCGTCGAGCCTCGAAAAAGTGGCATAGGATAGGCCAAATGAGCAGATTTCTACGAGAGAGGGACGTCCGGCTGTGAAAGTGCATGAACTGGAGCATCACAAATAGCCTCCCTGCCATGAAAATACAGCGTGCGATCGAGATCGATGATTTTTGGGAAGAGTATGCCGATTCCCATGAAGGACGCTACGAATACGATGACGGCCAGATCGTTGCGCTGGCTACGCCGGACTGGCTGCAGGCCCTCGTCCTCGAGCGCCTCCTGCTGGTGTTCAGCAAGGACTATCCGCACCTGGTCGCAGTCCCAGAATTCAATTTTAAACTGTCACCCTCGCAGGTGAGAAAGGCCGACTTCGCGGTCCAGCTGGCGAGCAAGGTGTTCGGGATGCGCTCCGGGCCGGAATTCCCCGTATACCTGGTAGTCGAAATGCTCACCCCAGGCCGGGTCGTCGGGTATAGTCATTCTCTCCCGAAAACCTTCCCCGAGGCAGTTGCCCGATACCAGCATTTCTGGGCTCCCTGGGGTGTGCCCTACTGCTGGATTCTCGACCCGCACAGTCGCACCGCCTGGCACACGGAAAACGAGTTCCGCCAGGCTGTCCCTGAACTCCGCGCCGGCGAGGTGCATGTGACCTCTTCCATCCTGTCCGGCATCCTGACGGAGTGAAGCGGGATCAGGCGCAACGGTAGAACCCGCAGCCGCTCAGGATAAAGGTGCCGGCAACGAACGCGCTGGGGCCATAGCAGCGGAACTCGGTAGTGGTTATCGCGAGCATGCCGGCGGTCGGTTGCGCCTGCTGCCAGTTGAGCGCTCCGATCATGCTGCCGCTGGTGCTGTAAGCAACTGGAGGAAGCGAGACGTAGATCAGATTGGACAAAGTGCCGCCGGCGGTGGCATTGACCTGGAAGCGAAAATAAACAATCGGGCCGGCGCGGAGGTATTCGCCGATAGTGAGGGTGACACTGGTGACGGTCATGCCGCCCTGCGGGGTTAGGGTCGGCGTCCAGGTCTGCCAGCTTCCCACTGGATCATAGGCCGAAATATTGCCGGAAGCGTCACTCTGGAACTTGATGTTGACCACGCCGGCAGGCGCGGCAGGCGTCGTGTCGCTGAAGTTTCCTGAACTCGTATTTTTCTCTCTAGGGAATCGCGATCCCGTTGACCAGGAGCGGTGCGTTTACTACGTTGGCAACCAGCGTCCCGTTGACGGAGATGCTGGAGGCTGCCGGGAGATCGGCCGCAGCCAGCGCCCGGAACGCCGGTGCCGCGGATCCGCCCGAAGACGGCCCAGCCCAGACCGTGTTTGCGGTCTCGTTTGCTTTCGTCACGGTGAGCGTGCCGCTGGTGGTAACCGGTGAACCGGTGACCGTGAACTCTGCCGGCAGCGACAAGCCCACGCTGGTGACAGTTCCGGTTCCGACTGCGGACGGCAGGTCCGCCATGACGAGGGGACGGAACACGGGAACTCCCGCTGCTCCGTTGGGCGCGCCCCAGAAGGTATTCGCCGCCTCGTTGTTCTTCGTGATGGCGAAGGTGCCGTTGCTGGTGACGGGCGAGCCCGCGACGGCGAACTCGGTCGGCATGGTCAGCGCGATGCTGGTGACGGTGCCAGCGGCGGCGCCCCCGTCCGTGACATTCCCGTTCACATCATAGACCGCAGCGTGCCCCGCCGTAATCGTGCCGCCGGCGAACATCTGGAACTTGCTGCCGGCTCCCTGCCGGGCCGCCGTGCGGACCTGGTCGTAATCGATATTGCCGCGCTGAAATACGCCGGCGGTCAGCGTAAAACCAGTCGTGGGCGCTTCACTGCCGGTTGTTACGGTGATGGTATAGGCGCCCGTTGCGGCGGTGGGTGAAATCGTAATCGCCGCCGTCAGGCTGGTCGCGGAGGCCACCGTGATCGTGCCCACCGTAATGCCCGTGCCGCTGAAACTCACCGTCGTTGTGCCCGATACGAAGTGTGTGCTGGTGCCGGTGATGGTCAACGTGGTCGCCGCGCCCTGTGCCGCTGTAGCAGGCGAAACGGAGATGGAGGCAACGCCAAAGGTCTGCTTCGCTCCCTGCGTCCAGGTCGCCGCGGTATACGCGCCCACAGTAACCCAGGTCGTGCCGCCGTCCGTTGACTTCTGCAAGCTGAAATTCAGCGGCGCATTGTTGAAGAGAAAATCGTTACCCGCGTAGAGATCGAACGAGACCACTGCCGCAGACGCAAAGAATCGATAGCCGATCCATTCCGGGCTGCCGGGAGTGGGGTTATTGTTCGATTCCCACTGACCCGATGCCGGTAATCCGTCGAAGGCATCCGCCGATCCGTTGTCCGCGCCCACAATGCAGGTCGAGGCATTGGAGAAGCCGTTGACCAGCGAGATCGCCGTGCCCGAGGCATCTTTGAATACAATCTGTCCGATGCGGCAGTGATTTGAGCCGGAAGCGACAGAGGTAATCAGCAGCCGGTACCAGTCGCCCAACCCATACGCGCCGACCGTAAAGGTCTGCGTCTGTAGCGGCGTCGTCCACGCGGCACTGTAATTACCAACCGTCGTCCAGGTCGTGCCGTCATCAGACGACTGTAGACTCCAGCTATCCGGTGCCCAGAGCGGCGAACTGGCATTTCTATTTTGAATGGAATACGTCGCGGGCGTTACTGCGGACGGAAACTGATAGCGCAACCACTGCGGATTCGCGAAGTTGGGTGCAGGGTTCGGCGTCCAAATTGTGGACGTATTCCCGTCGAAGGCGTTGGCCGGTCCCTCGCCGCCGTTGTTGCTTGAGGATAAAGGCGTGCCGCCCGTCGTGGCGATCTGGGTGGAACCGGAATCGAAGAATTTCCACTCGGTGATCGCTACATCCTGACCTTTCGGCCCGTAAATCAGCAATCGCCAGTAGCTATGCGCTGGCATATCAGTGCGTATATTGCGCTACCATCAGGTCCGTTGCTTTCGGCGCGACCGCATAGTTAATGGCCGCACCTGCAATCGTAAAATCGAACGCCGAAACCTGCTCGACTCCGTTTAGATAGAGCGTGAGCGAGGCCGCAGGGTTCGGCGCAAAGCTCAACGTAAAGGCTTTGTTCGTTCCGTCCATCGTGCCGCTGGGGTTCTCGCGAACCACCACCGCCGAAGACGCGGCGGGGGCCTTCGGCTCCCACTTGCCATCCGTCGCGACCCAGGTCAGCACCTGACCATTGGTCGGCACCGCCGTGGAGATAGGGTTTCCCTGTAGCCCGATCACCAGCGGCGTGGTGGAGGTTCCGCCGATATCGCCGCCCAACTGCACGGGCCCATGACCGGCGGTCGATACCGTGTTGTACAAGGCATTGAGCCAGAGGCGCGACTGATCGGTGAGTGTGCCATCCGTGCGCGACCACGGATAGACCGTTTGATAGGACCAGAAATGCATTTAGCTGGAGCAGGGGCGCACTTCGCCTTTGAGCGCAATCAGCGCCAGCGGGATCGGATCGTGGCCCGAGAGTTCGAAGACTCGATCGGTCGCATACCCGAGCGCCCGCCAATCGAGCCGCTTGTTGTAGGCACCCGCGGCGCCCATCGATAGCGGCCGCAGCGGTGTTGTCCAGGTATATCCGCCATCCTCCGATTTGGCGAGTGTGATGGTGGCAGGCGTGGCGGCCGGTAGTGATCCCGAGACGCCCGTCTGGCAGATCAGCCGGACCAGGTCGTAAATGACGCCTGACTGGTCCGTGTTGACGTGCGGGAAACGTCGGGACCAGTAGATGGGCGTCCCGTTGAAATCATAATACTGCTGCCCCTGCTGGTAGATGCTCGAGTTGCGGTAATCGCCGACTAAATGCAATTGCAGCGCTGCGTCATAGATATGCACTTCGGCCCAATCACGGTCCCAACTCGTGCCGTTCCAGACACCGCGTTCCGTCCACATGCCGGTGGCGACGTCATAGACCCAGGTCTTATTCGCGGCAGGAAAGTTCCAGCAGATAAACGTGTGCCCGTTCTCTTGATACGAGCGTGCCGATGCGTCGCGTACCGTCGCATACGACTGCCAGCTTGTCTCGACCGCGTGCGTGGAGATACGCTCCGGCGTGACACCATTCAAGCGGAAGGCCCAGGCAGAACCGAGTGAATTGACGGCAATACCGAAAATCATGTTATCGGAAATCAACAGCGAATTCCGGTAAGCGCCACACTCGACGTAGACCGACTGGTCGCGCGTCAGCGGGAACAACGGATCGCCGGAATCGACATAGCTTTCAATGTGGTTCGATCCAAACATCATCACGCGGCGGTTCACCACTTTGAGCGCCATCGTGAGATCGGGCGTCTGCTCGAAGGCAAAATCAAGCGCACCCCAACTGGTGCCATCCTGATACGCGGAGATGTAGAAGTTGCCACTGGATGCCAAGCCAATAAAGTAGCCGTCGAGTTCGTCCACCTGGATGAGCGGTTCGGGCGTCGAGACCGTCGCATGGAACGTATTCGTCGTCAGATCAAAAACGCTGGTGACGTTGTTCGAAGCGATACACAGCTGATTGCCCCGGATGTTGACGCCGAGCGAGTAGCGCACATAGGGACCAATCACGGGCCCGGTCGGGCCGAGCGCTACTGCGGTGAACGGCGGAGCAGAACCGGTGAGTTCGTACAGTTCGTCCGCCACGATGAAGAAGCGTCTGCCGTTGATGTATACGGCGGCCATCACGCCGCTACTGGTTCCGGGGCCCGCCACCAGCGTGCCGTTGCAGGCAACGCCATAGAAGCCTTGCGGATCGAGCACGGTGCCGTTGCAGGCAACGCCCACGCCCACGAGAACCGAGTTATCGGCAATCGAGACCGGCGTGCCACCGATGACCGCCACCGGGCTGCTTAACCCCGGCGCATAGGTGTAGTAGTAGGTGGATTTGCCGTTCCCTTCCACGCGCTCCGGGACCAGGTTGACGCAGCGTTCGCCGGAAACCGCGGCAGAAATTCCCGTGTACGTGGCGCCGATGGCGCCGGGTAAGTCCATGAGCGCCACTAAAACTCTCCGCTCAAAAACTGCGCCTTCGTGAGGTAATGTGCTCCGGGCGTATTCGGCATTCCCGGGTCAACTCTCATGCGCATATCCGGCGCGTTCAGTTCCTTGATGTCGCCGAGGGAATCCGCGGCATTCCGTAGCGTGATCGCATTGGGCGTGATGCCGAAGCCGGGCGCGATCTCAACGGCCAGGTTTAAGAACATCGCACGAAAGTAGCCGGGAGCTGCATTCACCGGATCGTTGAGATTTCCTACAGTCAAAGCCTGCCAGTAAAACAATTCGATCTGGTTGACCACGTTCGGCGTGTACCACACCCAGATGCGCGACGCCGTGTAAGGTTGTCCCAGGTTGCTTCCCGTGACCACCGAGCGATCGAGATACAGCGCCTGTGGAAAGGCGCTCTGCAAGAGCGGTGTGGAGATATACGCCCACTGCTCGACCGTCAATACCGCGAGATACAAGCGCACTGGATTATTGCCCTGCCCGTACGGTGGGTTGGTGAGCAGTAAATTACTCGCCTGCGGATGCAATCGAATCGGCCGGGGCGCATTCCAATCGGGCGCATTCGGTCCGATCAAATACGACTGCTGCCCTGCCACCAGATTGAAGACCTGCTGCTGATACCACGGCACCACCGTCGGCTTCAGATTCCAGCTATCGACCATCCAGGTCAGCCGGTCGAGCAGCCGCTGTGCCAGATCCGGACTGGCGCTCAGGTCGTCGCCGAGCGCGTTCAGGTTCAGTTCTCCGGCAGCTTGGGTCAACAGATCAAGATAAGTAGATCCGCTCATGTACTCCGCTCTCTTAGGCCGTCTTCTTGCGGAACCGTCCGCCCTCACCCCTCGAGGGCACACTCATGCTCTCTTCCTCATCCATTTCGTCCGGTTGCGCCAACTGCGCTTCGAATGCCTCGCGCGCCTCTTGCTGTGCGCCGAGCGACGGATAATAGCCTGCTGCCATCCGCTGCTGCTCTTCGCGCAGGTCGTTGGCGACGACGGGCTCTTCCTGCGGGTATCCCAGCGGATACATGGCCTTCGGATACTCCTGATGGACGTAGGGCGGCAGCTCCTCGTCTTCCGTCAGGCCGCGGTTATATTTTTCGATCTTCTCGGAGTTGCGGCGCTCCGCTGCGAAGAATTCGCGGATCGCATCACGGGTCGAGCCCAGCGCTCGCACGTTGTCCGGCATAGAAAGGTCTCCTTTTCAAAAAAGGGCGGGAGGGGCAAACGAGATAGGGTCATATCGCTCGTTCTGGAGGTTAAGGAACTGGACCGCCTCTCCCGCCGTTGAAACTTGTACTAAGAACTCACCACGCAGGCCCATTCTGGATAGAGGGCTCCGTACCCAAATAGAATGTCCCAGCGGACCTTCCACTGATCGTTGTCGCCGTCCAGATACTGCATGTAGCGCATGTACGCGCCCGTCTCCGGATCGGTGTCGCCGAAGGCCTCGATCACGCCTTTGTCGGGCACATCGAGCTTTCCGTAGACCACGGCGTACGCTTTCTCATGAAACGCAAGCCCCGTCGTGATCGGTGCCGTTCCGCCGGAGGCCACCCAGACGTTGAGTACTGCCCCGGCTGGCGGCGCCTGGCTGATGTTTTGATATTGCCCGGTGCTCGTCATGGCCGGATAGACCGGGATCGAGATGTTACCGGAAGTGAGCGCCGTGGTCGTGGTCACGACGAACGACTGCAAAGCGCCGATCGACTGGCGGGACTGCGCGTTGACGGTATTGACCGCGGTCGCTCCCGAGCCAATCGTGAAGCGTGTGCCCGCAGGCAAGGACCCGGAGGTCCAGCCGCTGGTGACGAGAGTTGAACCGGTCTGGCTCCCGCCCGACACGACCGGTGCTCCGGCGTAGGTCGGAGCGGTCGTGGTCGGCGTATTCTGCGATTTAAACCACTGCAGACCGTGCGCCTCGCCAATGCTTCCGGTTCGATATTGCTGCTCGATTTCCTGGCCCGCGTGAAAGAGCGCTTGGTCTTTCTTGACCGCGTTCGCCATCATCGCCGGTGAGACGATGACCATGCGGTCCTGCGTGTTCATCGGACAGTCGAAGTTGTCGAGCATCACTCCGGCATCGATATAGATGCCGTTGTCGGTGGGTGGCGTACCGGGCGTGCCCACAGAGTTCGGGCAGGTGTTCACCGCGAAGGAGAACGCCTGGTAATCGACGTAGTTGCTTAAGGCGTCGGCGGCCGGTTTGCCGTATTTCTCGTACATGTGATCCGCATTTAAGAACCGTTCGGCGGAAGAAAGCTGATACGCTACGTTCGCCTGAATCGACATCGTCAAGGGTGTGACCAGATTGGTAATCCCCTGAAACACCGCGGCCTGGCTGGCGCTGACCGTGAATCGTTGCGGTTTGGGAATCTGAACGGTTTGACCGGCTTTGTTGTGGGAGCCGACAATTGCGCCGAACTCGTCACTGTAGGAGTGATCGACGTTGCGCGCGAATTTTAAATTATTCTTCCATCGTGCAAGTGTCTTCCAGAGCACCACCTGCGTGTTTACGAAGGTATTGGGCATTTCTTAATCCTTTGGTTGAAGTCGTCACGCTGGCAGTCTCCGGGTCTGCATTTGTTTCGGAACCAAGGATTTTTACAGTGTCCTGTGGAAAACTGAGGTGCTCTGATTACGGCTCAGAACGGGCCGAAATTCGTTACTTGCGCTTCGCCAAACGACGCTCTACTTCTTCCCACTGCGCGAAACTTTTGGCACCGTGGTCGGGCTTGGCGGCCGCCGATACGCTCGAGCCCG